GGTGATGTTCGTCCCGGCTTCCAGTAGCGTTCCGCCTTGCGTATGGAAGCGAACGTATTGGTCCCCGAACTCAAGTGCGAAGGTCTGCTGAGTGCTGTAATTGAAAGGGACAACGCGCGTCTTCTTCGTACTATCCTTCACCTCAAGCACGTATTCCGTTCCGGCTCGGTTCGCAATCGGACCGTGCGGCAGAACAATGAAGTTTTTGCAGAGTGCGAGTCCGGTCTGAAACTTCGTTAAATCAAGGCGACCGTAGAGTTCAGGTGTGATCTCTCCGCCGGCAAACGATCGTGTGAGCGTACGTACATCGCTCATGCGCGCGCCGCGATGGTGCTCGGAACGTAATCGCGGTACTCGCCGGTCTGCTTTGAATCAGCATCTAGCCCCTTTGCCAGCTCTAGTGAAGTCTTGAACTCAGAATAGAGCGATTGCTTGAGAGCTTGTCCGGCCTTTCCCTTGACCACGGGACCGGCAAGCATTGAAGCCAACAGGAGCGAGAGTGACACCACAACAGACGGTGAGAACTTCGTCGTGTCTGTCACTTGGATAATGAAACGTAACCACGCCGTCGAGACATTGGTGTAGATGATCTTGTTTCCGTTGGAATCCGCCTCGACCATGAAGTCCTGAGTCTTCGTATCGTCGAGCGAGTCCGGAAGAAGAACAGCAATCTCCTTCACGCATTGATTCGGACACAAATAGGCGTACTGCCAGTTGGTAAGACTATTCGCCACCTGTGCGAGCGCAATGCGTCGCGTAGCGAATTTCCAAGTGTGCTGTTCGAGAATGAAGTCTCGCGCAATTGGATAGAAGCGCGCGCAATGTTCCGCCTGAGAACTTCCGTCAGGAGGACTTAGGTTGGAGACCGTTGCAGAATCTCCAAGATGAGAAAGAGCCAAATTGCAGATGTCGACGGCTGACGCCATGAATGCGTCACCGGTTGTTAGACATCACGCGCCGCAAAACAAGAACCGGGATCAGCGCCGTCGTACCGTCGCCGGCCGTCGCGTTCGGACGAATCAGCAAAGGCTTTTCTTTGACGACTTTGAATCCGACCGCGGTCATGTTGAGCGCGGCACCAGTATCGTCGTTCAGAGTTACCCACGTCGTACCGCCATCAACCGAGCCTTCCCAACGCAGATTTCCACCCGCACCGAACGTGCCGTTAACGTAAGCGAGAACGTTTTCGAAATAATCGTCGATCGGGAACGGAGTACCGGTGTCACTGTTGGCCATTGACGCCCACGTGATGACCGTGGCTTGCGTTTGCAAATTCGGAAGCGCAGTCGGGAAGCTGTAGTTCTTGACGGCCATTCGTGTTACTCCGAGAAATACGGAGCGGTCGAAACCGCTCCGTATTCAGATCAGCCAACGAGATCGTCGACGGGTGCGTCTGGAGAATCGGCTGCCTTTTTCTTCTTCGCCTTCGGTGCAGCATCGGCCTCCTCGATCGCTGCGAGGTTTGAACCCGGTCTACCGTCGTCGGTGAATTCGACCTCGACAACTGCGCCTGCTTCGACGATGCGACCGCCGATGAACGATTTCTCGAGCACTTTGAACTTCGCCATGTGTTGTTACTCCGTAAGAGGGTTAATCCACTCGCCTTACTTCACAGCGAAGCCAGACGGATAGTTCTTCAGACCGCTATCCGGCGCGTCGATAATCACGCCCGAGGAGAACGCACCGGCCGTCAGCGGACCCGTGCCGACAGTGAACTGCAGACCGAGATAACGCTGACCAGGCTGATTGATGAACGACCGCGGAATAGGAATCACAATTTGTTTGCCAGCCACCAAGTTCGCTTTCGGAATCGCGTCCGTCTGACCGATGATCGTGGGCGAGGACAGGTTTGCGTTTGCAGATGTGACGATCTGGAAGTTGACCGTCGCGGCGCCAGCTGCCGTCGCAGTCGTGTCGACGTTCACGTAGATATTCAGCTCTTCGCCCGCGCCGATATCGCGCACTTGAGAGAGATCGATCGTGTTGGTCGAGAAAGCCGTTGCAGTCACCGCTTGCGCGGCAGAGAGAGTGAGATTTGCGTCAGTGATCATGTTCGATACTCCAATATTGATTCGGGGGAGAAGAGCCGCGCTAAAGCGCGGCTCGTCTTCGTTTTCCGGTTAGACCACGCGGGCCTCGGTGTTGAGCAACTGGTCGCACATACGAATCGGGAAGCCCATGAAGTGCAGCGTCTTCGTCGTAGTGCCGAATTGACTCAGAGCGTCTTGCACGCTCAGAGCATTCGTGCTCTTGTTCAGCGCTTGAATCATCAACATCTCGTAGATGGTGCGATTCGCGTAGAACACCGGCCGAATGTTGTTGAAGCTCGGGATGCGGGCGACAGCTTTCACCATCACCTTGATCAGATCCGCTGCGCTCGATTCGGCGACAAGGTTGGTCGTGTCGATGTTCGCGATGCGCACCGCATAACGCCAATCTTTCACGACGAGACCATTGTCCCATTGATAGAGCGAACGCACCGCTTGGTAGAAGTTGCCGTTCGCATCAGCGACGGACTCTTCACCGAGATCGCGGTAGTTGATACCGGCCTTCGAACCTTTCGGGAAAGTGCAGAACACAGAGTTCTGACCCCAGCCCACGAAGTAAATGGAGGTGTTGACAGACCCCGTGCCGCCCGCATCGACAATGTTCTGTGCATTGCCGGCGCCAGAGATCGCACTGTAACGCGTGGCAAGGCCCGTGTAGGTCTTCGCATCGACGGCCAGGTTGCCGTAGAACATCGTGTTCGCTTGTTGCTGATTCATCGCTTCGATGAAAGCGCTGTCTTCCGACAAACGGAACGAGGCGCTGTTACCATTCAATTGCAACAGCTTGGCGTCGATGTGGCTGCGTGCTTCCAACATTGCAGCGGGCTCGTCGACCTGCGCGGTCGTCGACTTGGAGGTTGGCACACCTGCGTTGATCTGACGGAAGTACACCGTCGGAAGACCCGTGCGGATCGTCACACGATGACCGGTCGGAAGATTGCCCTCGACGAACACAGCGTCCTCGAGGATGTCGTTCAACTGCGTCAGCAATTCGGCGACGGTCGCGACCGTGCCTTTCGGGTCCAGACGCTTCGCGTAGTCGAGGAGAGTCAATTGTCCAGCGGGTAACGTTGCCATGATTCAAAGCTCCACTAATTCAAGTTCGGGTAAAGTTGTTTGGCCGCATCCAAGACAGGCGTGGAGCCTTTCGGTGCTTGCACAAACGTGTCTTCGCTAATCGTCTTGCCGACCCGATAGAACAAGCGGATAACTTCGGGGTTATTCCCGAGGCCGCTCTCCTTCAACACCTGTTGCAACATCGGAGAGGCGAATTTGTCCATTGCCTTCCGCGCAATCCCGAGATTTGCTTGCAGCGCATCTCCGCCAAATTCCTTATCGGCTTTGGATTGCCCGGTCCAATCGGTTGAGAACTTTTCGAGATCAGCCTTTTGCCTGTCGACGAATTTCTGCTCAAAACCTTGTGCGTGAGCGGCTTCGCGATCGACAAGCTTTTGGGCTTGCTCCTGCGTCAAGTTCAGGTCCTTCGCAAGCCCTTGGATCTCGCTCACGACTGCGTCGTCGAGCTTGACTCCTTCAGGAAGCTTGAAGGTTTCATACGTCTCCGGCGCACCTTGCGGCTTCTCTTGAGACTGTTCGCCTTGTTTGCTCGCATCCGTCGCAGCCTGTTGCTGCTGTCCGTCTACGCTTGCCTGTTGCGTCGTCTGTTGAGTGTTTCCACTCTGATCGGCACTCGTTTGCTGTACCCCGGCATCAGTGGTTGCTTGTCCGGACATCAGCGTCTCGTTTGCCATACTTCTGTTGTTCCTGCGTCATGAGCAAATAAAGCTCGGGACATACTTCATGCAGATCACCGATCACCATGAGCCCGAGGTTTCGCATGCCTTCCCGGAAAAACGTTTCACTGTTTCCCGTGAAGCTCGATCGAAACACTCCGGCTTTATCAAGTAGGCGCCACACAAAGCGCCGGCCGGACTCGGTGTTCATCACGTTGAGGACATCGTTGATCTCCTCTTGACGCTTGAGACGGCGTTCGGCTTCAGCCTCTTCGCGGCTTCGATCCTTCGCCTTCAAATCAAGCGGGTCGTGACCTGCTTTCACGTGGAGACCCTACGCAAAGAAATTGGAGTTATGCATACCCTCAGAAGCACTCCGGGTGCTCGATCTGCGTACGCATCGCAATTGAAATATCGGAAGGTGTGACGAGACAGCGCAACTCACCAGAAGCACAAGCACGCGTCGCGCGCGCGAATAGGGCTTGCTGGTTGTTACATTCGAATTTCGGAGAGGGAGAAGACTCAACAACAAACGCTAGCCAAGATGCCGCGACCACAAGAACAAGGCCGGCTACGATCAGGTTACGCCGCATTGCCGTTGTATCCTGTGAGTCGATTCATCGTGTCGGTAAGCGCGTTCTTTCCCTCAGTATCAGTCTCGCTCAATGTCTTGGCTGTCTGCGCTGCTTGCGGCGCCATCGCTGCGGCCTGAGCCTGTTGCTGCTGTTTCGCTCGGTCCGCACGGATCAACGCGACCTTGTCGTCCGCTACGATCAATTGCGGGTCAACACCAAGCATGTCGGCGTATCGGTCAACGATCTCGTCTGTATCCAACTTGTCGAGGACTTCAGGCTTGAACTGCGCCATCTGCCCGACAGTGCCGAGCAGGCGATCCATCGAACTCAGACCGACGGCGCGTTGCGCCTGCGCGAGCACCGATACGAACTCGACCTTGAGTTCCATTCCCTGCATCTCTTGCGGCGGCGGCGGAATGATGTGTGCGTCGACCATCTTCTCGAACGTCACATCGATCAGCGGCGACAACATCTCGTTGTGCAGACGCTCGAGCACTGGGCCGAGCATGAGCATCTTTTCTTCGTGACGCTCCGCGATCTCACGGGCTGTGATATCCGAACGTTGATCGTTGGAGATCAAGAGGAACAGATCAGAGAAGAACGTCGAGTTGATCCGCTGGCGAACATCCTGAATATCGGCAAGAAGGTGGTTGAGATCGAGATTGACCTTCATTGCCTCGCGAATGCCGGCGTTCTGACCCGCAGAATCGATGAAGGTCACACCACCAGGTAGATAATTCACCTCTGTATTCTTGTACGAGGACGGCACCTGCAGTGGTGGCTTGACCATATAGTCAATGCCGGTCCCTTTCTGAATCTGCTCGTGCTGAAGCTGCTTGACATCGCCGAGCGACTCCATGCCGGGACTGTTTCCATAGATATCTCCACCGGAGACAGCCCAACGCGGAACGATTCCGGGGAATCGCTTGAAGCCTGAACAGCGAAGCATTTGCTCTGGCTTGTCCGAACCAGATTCGATGTAGCAAGATGCAAACGCCATGCTGCGAGCGTCGTACATCTGCAGGTCGCGCTCTTCGCGGGGCTCGATCGCATGGATGACCGGAACCCATTGGTCGTACTGCTGGCGATCCCATAACGCTTTGACCGTATCGCTGCAGTTCTGTAGTCCGAATTGCCTCACGATCTGCGACACAGTCATGTCAAATTCGCGATAGAGCGTCGTTACTTCGCCCTCAGCGTTCGTGCCGATGGCGTATTCGCCAATCGTCAGCGGGTAGTGATGAACGACACGCTGAAAGTTCGAGAGGATGATGTCGGCCGACGTGCCGAACGCGCCGAGTTCTTCGTACTGTGTATGAAGCGCGCGGTAAGTATTCGATCGCTCGAACACCGTGCGCATAAGTTCAGACACATCATCAAGCCAGAACTTGACTGGATCGGACTCCATCAAATCCGGATCGCTTGTTGCAAGCCGAAACCACGGCCGCGCCGGGCTCGTCATACCGGACATCATGCCGGCGGATAGCACTCGCAGTGCCTTCGTGCCTGTCGAGTCGTAGATGTTGTTGTGACGCTTCTCGCCGCGGTTGCGGTCTGTCGTCAGAAATCGGCCGGAACGAGGAAGGAGAAAATCGGAGATTTCGCGCCAATGCTCAAACCACGATGAGCGCTCCACTCGGAGAGCCGCCCATCGTCTTTGCAGCAGAACTCGTTGCGAGTCGAGCTGCTGCACCGTTGTCACTGCCCTAAGAGCGTCGATTTGCCGAGAGACAAGCTACCGGGATTCACGCCTCCTGCACCGGAGAGCAACGTCGCGATCTGACCAGCATTGGGATTTTGGTCGCGGTTACGAACGCCTTCGTCGGGTGTCTTCTGTTCTTGGCCAGGTTTGATCGCACCAGGTGCGCTTCGCGTTGCTGCGTAAACACCGGCACTCGCACCAACAACCGCCGCGATTGCACTCACTACCGCCGTTGTCACAGCCATACAAGAAAACTCCGAACGCTATCGTTTGAGATTCGCGTAAGGATCGTATGGAGCTTGCGAGGACTTATGCATACCCTTCATATCACCGATCTTAGGTGTCTCCATCAGCGCAAGAATGTAGGCACTCGCCCAATCCGGCGAACGTCCGATGCGTTTGATGATGTCCTCGCGGCTCTCGACACAGACGCACGCACCTTTCAGGTACCACACTGGCGCGCAGAGATCGGCGAGTAGTTGTTTCTCAGGCGGCAACGCAAGACCGCGATTGTTTGAAGGATCGAGCGCTTCGCGCATGCGCCACCAGAGTTCGGAGCGGATGTTTGAGAATCGCAGTCGTCCAGACTTATCGAGCCCGCCGCTACCTTCCGCAACGTTGACGCCGACGACTTGCTGACTGCTTTGCTTGAGGAAGTCGTAAGGACTCGCGCCGACGCCAATTACGTCGATGTGCTGGGGCGCTCGATCGCGAGTCGCAGCAATGGTCAACCCGGCTACAGTCGGTCCATCAGGTGTTTGTGTGCCCGGATACGCGAGCGGTTCATCAAACCAATTGCCGTGACGTCGCGCGATAATGGTGTTGTCCTTGCCACCTCGAGCAACATCGACACCAAGCGAGTCCATCGGAGGCTTCGGCACTCTCGCAGTCCAACGCTGCATCGCCGCCTCGACCCACGCTGTTGGGATCACCTGCATCGCGTCATCCTGAATGCCGGCTTGGAAGTCGCCGTACAACATCTGCGAGCGCAACGGCTCGGGGAGAGCTTGCAACGTAGCCATATAGCCAGTTCCTACGAGGTAAGGGTTATCTGTTACACGGGACGGAATGAACGTTCGAGACAATGGCTTGATCAGCTCGCCGTGATGTTTGAACGGCCGTCCGTCGATGACTTCAACGTCCTTGCCGTCAATGGTTGCGAACCATCGAAGCTCGCCCGGCTGAGCCGGGATTGGATACGTTCGATCAAGCCACGGTGCGAAGTATCCAATAATCCATCGCCCTTCAGCTCTCGTCGGAGGGTTGAACGTGAGTAGCGCTTGGCAACGTTGACCATACGTCGTCGTGCGCATCCATCCCATGAGAAACCGAACTTGGTTTTCTGGAAGCTCAGCAGCCTCGTCGAACACTTTCAGATCGTGTGGACGGCCTCGGTATTTCGTTTCGTCACCGGCATTGGGAATCGATCCGAGCTCAAGCTTACGTTGGATGCCACGCTGATCGCGCCAATTGAGTGCGCTGTCTTTGCCGTTCCATGCATCACGCGAGCCGAGCACTTCGGCCATGCGGTCAATAAAGGCTGCGTGCTCCGTGCCGTTTTTACGAACAACAAGCGCACGGCGATGTTTGGTGAGTGCGAGGCCAAGTGCTAAATCCGTTTTGCCACCGCCGGCCGCTCCACCATAGCCGATGATGTCTGCGTCGCTGTTGTAAGCCATCGACTGCGGACCCGGAAGCGGTCGCCAGATCGCTGTGTCATTCGCGAGAATCCGATCAACTTCCGCGCGTTCTTCCGCCGTGAGGTACGGCAGTAATTCAAGAATCTCCGCCGGAGTCATCGCGTCTTGCCTGAGCCGCGGAGAGGATTGCAGCTAGGCGAGCTGCTACGTCTGGATTTTCTAGCGGAGCGCCGTTCGCGCCGGTCAGTTCGACGTTGTGTTTGTTTCGGAACTTCGCGCGATTCGCCTGCAGCAACGAAGCGAGAAGGGAATCGCTGTACTTGCGAACCGTTGCAACTTCAAGCCCCATGAAAAACACCGGTTCAGAAACGCCCTCTACACCGCGGCGCCAGGCTTCTGCTTCAAGCTTGTCGTATGCCTCCTCAAGCGCGTCGTCCCATTGCTTTGCGAAATCTGGTTCCCGTTCGCGAACTTGGTAAGGTGTTTGTCGAGATACACCCGCAGCGATAGCAGCCGCGCTCACATTGCCTGCCTCGCGCAATTTACATAAAAAAGTTTCCCTAGCTTCAGGTGTGAAGATTTGAATGTTCGCCATGACGGGCGAACTTAGAACAACTCAGGAACCCTTATGCATACCCCACTGCAACGCGCCGACGATATCGGCAGATGTGCTGCACCGTCGCGACCGACACATCGAACTTCTTCGCAAGGGTCTTGTAACCGAGTTTGTGATGCTCATGGAGCGTCCGCATCAGCTCGACTTCGTGGTCGGTGAGTGTCGCTTTCGGATGTTTCTCGCCACTTCGGTGAGCCATGTTGCAAAAACCTGCACGTAAATTTTTACTACTAGACAAAATACAAAAGTGAACCTCCTGAACCTCCAAAACAGCACTTTTCGGTATTACACCCTAGAAAATGAATTTAATTGGTTGCTAGGAGCGATAAGTAGAAAAGTGCCTTTGAAGAGGTTCACGAGGTTCACTTTTCAGCTAAAACTCGTGAACTCGTCGTTTATTCGCACGCCAAAAATTGCAAGTACCATTCGGCGCCCTTCACTTTTTTTGCCGACGTTGGTTTTTTGCTGGCGAAAAAACGGTACGACGCGCTCGAGTTCTTGAACGAAACGACCTCGTCCGAGCGCCTGATACCCGCACTCTTTGGCCCATCGAACATACGTTGGATAGAGACCAAACGACCCGTTCGTAAGTGGTGACCACGCCTCAGAATCGACTTCGCAGCACTCTGAAATAAATTGCCCGACGCGATCTTGTTCAGTCTGATATGCGGCCACCGCGGCAAGAACTGCGCTAGGCGGAGACAGTCCGACGCGCTGCCAATCGAGGGCGCCTTGCACGATCCAGCGGAAGATTCCTTCGCGTTCGGTCTTCAGGGCTTCGCCTAATGTGTCGTCTCGGACCACATCGACACGGCCTGCAGATAACTCTTCGTGAGTTCCAAATCGAACGAGGTATTGAAGGAGCAGCACCCGCCGCCAAATTCCATAGTCCTGACCTTTGATCTGCGGCTTGTGATTGGTGAGCAGTTGCAGCTTGTGTGTTGGTTGAAACTCGAAGAAGTCCGCCCGCATATAACGGGCTTTGAGCGTGTCGCCACCCGTTGCCTGCTTGACGAAGCCCTCGCGTAGCACGGCGTCGTTGTCATTCTCGTGCGCCGTTACAAGCCGTCTACCAAAGAGATCTGCAATCTCTGTTGGATGGCGTTCATTACCAGAGGCAACAAGAAGCCCCGGAGCCGCTG